AAATTCTTGTTAGATATGGGGAATATTTAACCAAAGAAGATTTAGAAGAATTAGATAATTTACAAGATTATTCTGTTGATGGTTCAGCTACAACTTATTTACGAAGTTATGATTCTATTACAGGAAATACAACATCTGATGGAGTACTTGGAGGATTTGAAATAACTCCATTATTACCATTTGAAAGAGATACATCTAAATATTTTAGAGTATTTCCTGTTTATGAAGTAGAATGGTTAAGAACTGATAAAGAGAACGGAGAATACATTTGTAATCGTTATTGTGGTACAAGAATAGGTACTAATATTTATATTCCAACTGGTAAAGATAAGAATATAATTAGAAGTATTGATGATAAAAAAGCTTGTACATTATTAGTAAATGGTATATTTTATTCTGATAGAAATGGTGATCCTTACTCATTAGTACTTAGAACAGCTAACCTCCAAGACAAATCCGATATATTATATTTCTATCGTGATAATATCATTGCAGAGAGTGGTACAACTGGTGATTGGATTGACATTGCTCACTTACCTAAGTTTTTAGGACCTACGGAAGTCGAGAGATTAATAAAATTCAAAGCATATAAGAAACAAGGTTTAGCATTATTTGATTCTTCTCAAGAAGGAATGGATAGAGCTCAAATGAATACTACATTTGGTGGTTATGATGATACCATTAAATTACAGGCTATACAAGCTATTGATTTAGCAATTGAAAGAAATGAAGAGCAATGTTCTATGATTACTGGAGTTTTTAAAGAAAAACTTGGTGGAATAGAACAAAAAGATGCAGTAACAAATGTACAAGTTGGTGTAAGGCAATCAAGTTATATAACTAAACAATATTATCAAGTAATGGATTTAATGACTAGAGAAATTCTTTTAGACATTTTAAATCTAACTAAAATAGTTTATAGAAAAGGAATTTCTGGTACATTAATTCTTGGTGATAGATTAAATAAAGTATTTACTGCACTTCCTAAATATTATACAGTTACTGATTTTGATTTACATATAACAGATAGTTCTGAAATAATTAAAGAACAAGAGACAATAAAACAATTAGGAATGGAATTAACTAAAGGAAATTTAGTTGATCCAGAAACATTAATTGAAATTATTACATCAAAAGGTTTAACAAGAATGAAAGAAGATGTTAAGATTTCTTTGGATAAGAAGAAGAAAGAAAATGATCAACTTGGTAAACTTAAACAGGAAACTGAAGAATTAAATAAACAGTTAAAAGAAACTACACAAGAAGCACAAAAGTTACAACAACAAGTTCAAAAACTTAATGAAGCTAAACAGCAACTTGAAAAGGATAAATTAGAATTTGAAAAACAAATTGAGTGGTTCAAAGCTAAAGACCAAAGTAGTTATAATGAAGAGAAACTAGAGTGGGAAAAGAAAAGAGTTCAACTTGAAGGTTTACAACTATTAGATGCAAATCATAAAAATGATAAAGTAAAGGAGAAATAATAATATGAATAAACATATAAATGAAATTAAAGGTAGATGGATTGCTAGTATGCCTATTTTTTGGCAGAAAGTATTAAAGATATCTATGACTGTAGGTGGTTCTGCTGCAGGAATATTAACTGCAAATTCAGCATTTAATTTACAAAGTCTTGGAGTACAGCCAATTATATTTACAATTTGTGGTTATGTCTTAACAGCCTGTGGAGCATTAGGATTAGCTGCAAAATTAACAAAAGAATAATATGATAGAAATTAACTTATTAAGAATATCTCCAGATAGTAAATATTTAGAATTTAGTGTAGAATGTCCAATAAATTATTTATTTAATAAGTTATTTATTAAGAAATATGATATGAAACCTATAGATTCTAATGATGATCTCTGGAGAGATTGTTCTAATATACTACAAAGAACATCTACTAAAGAAGTAATGAGAATATCAACTACTGCTCTAAGTGGGTTATCATTAACTCCAGATCAATTTGGAAATTCTGCATCAACTATTTATTATGTACAATTTGGAGCAGAGTGAGTTGAACCAAATCCAGAATCTCCAACCTTACCAATTCCTACTATTCCAGATGTTATAGGTGTAGCATCTGATATAAATAAAGTATATTCAATTTTAAAAGATCATATATTAAATTTAGATGCAGATTGCATAAAACAAGAGGATTATCAAACATTAATTAGAGATTATATGTTCTTATATGCACATTTAGAATCTATGAAATTAGAAAGATTTGATGATGCTGAAATGTTTTATAATATAATTAAACAATCATTTGCATCATGCTTATATAATCGAGATAACTATTCAAGATATTTATCTAACTGTGGATGTAATGGAAGAGGTTAAAAATTCAATAGTATCATCTATATCTAAGTATTTGTATAATCTACAGTACTTAGCTAAAGATGATTTCAAAACAGCTCAAGATATAATGTTATTAATTATATGTGACAAAGTATATTCTTGGGGTGATTGGTATAATGTGAATCAACAAGATCAATTAAAACTACAGAAAATTAGAAAAAGAATTATTGATAATAATACTGAAATAATAGAAGATGTTATTATTGCAAATCAATTCTATAAGAATGTTGATCTCCCACAAACATTGTATACATGACAAAGAGTTTATGATGATCCTAATGTAGTTACTCATGATACTATACCTACAGAAGACTAAATTTATATAAAATGATACAAAGTAATATACTATTAACAGATGTAGATATTCCAGTATTTGATAATCTCATACCAACTGAAATATCTTTAAATACAAACTCTCCATGTAATAATGATATCTTACCAATCTATGAAACGATTGATAATATCCCAGTTATTACACCTGGAAATGGAAGTGTATTTCCAGATAATCCAGCAGATCTACCTAAAATAGAAACTCTCTCTGAATTATTAAATTATTTATCAGAGTTAATGATGAGATTTAATAGTTCACCAAGATATTATTTACAAGATGATTTTGCTTTATTAATTAAAACAATAACTAATTCTTTAATATATTTATATTTAGAAGGAGGATCTACAGATAATATTGAGATACCTTTTATTGGAGTAGCATCATTAGTAACTGATCCTATTGCTGATTCGTTAGCAATGGGAAATTTATATCCAGGGATTTATTTAGTTAATGGATCAGGAAATTATATTAATTTTGGAGTTACTATTACAGATGAACAAAGATTGAGTTCAATTATTTTATTGGTTCCAATTATCACTAATGGAGATTTTGTTAGTTATACTGCTCAAATTTCTTCTTTAAATATTCCAATAATTACTCCTGAATTAATTTCTGCACAACTCGATCAATTCACCGAGACTACCCCCACCCTCGAAGATGAAGTAATTCTTGGAGGAGGGAAAAAGGCAACGGTTGAGGAAATACTCGCTTTAGCTGATACTCCACCTGCACAGGTTCAATCCGACCTATCTCAAGAAGATGATACTCAGCCCGATTTTGTAAAAGGGAAAGAGATTATTCCTGTTATCGACCCTAACACGGTCATAGATGCTAACTATGTACATACGGATAATAATTTTACAGATGATGAAAAAGACAAAGTGGATTCAGCAGAACAATCATCTAACAAGCAAAACAGTTTAGCAACCGATTCTACTAATTTAAAGTATGCAACTGTTACAGCCGTAAACTTAGGACTTGCAGGGATAGACCAAAGTAAATGGGAACAAATTCCTTCAATTACTCAAAATAACGGTATTAAATACGGCAGACTTTATAATTGGTATGCTGCAACTGATGTAAGAGATATTGCACCTGTTGGGTGGCACGTGCCAAGTGTAGATGAATTCAACACGTTAATTGCATATCTTGGTGGGGGACATTTAGCTGGATTGGCATTGTCTGATGTCAGTCTTGGTAATGGGTCTAATAATTCCAGTGGATTTTCAAATCTCAGTGGGGGAGGGTTATGTAATTATAATACATTTTACGCATTAGGTGCTACGGGTTTTTATTACACCACTACCGAATATTATCAATACCAATACTTTTGCAAAATTCAAACATTGGCAAATAGTGAGGACAACGCTTACACATATCCAAATCAAGATTGGGATATGGGTGGGGAAGCATCCATTCGTCTGATCAAAGACAACTCAACAAACGAAGGAGATGTAATAATTGACGGTGATACTTACAATGCGGTAACTATTGGCACGCAAGTTT